GTTTCCTATTCCTTTAATCCTGGAGCCTACAGATGATATCACCGAATACCAGCAGGGCCAGTACCGCTGCTCGAACAAGAGAAACAACGGCATAAAAGCCTGCAGTGCAAAGAACCTTCCGCTTCGTGCCCTTCGCCAAGCCTGCTGCTCATCCCTCGGACCCCTCTTCGGAGCATCCGAGGAAGCGGAGTTCGATGCGGTCTGGGTCAATGAACAGGTGAAGCAGATTATGGTATTCGCCGATACCTTGAAGTTTCATCTCCATGACGGACGTATCCTTACGACGCCTTGGAAGAGCACCGCAAGACGCGATGCATGGGTGTTGCGGCGACAGAAGATGGCAAGAATGCAAGAGAGCGAGGAGAAGCAATGAGAGAGGTACGTGTCATCCCGGCCATCCGGGAGTTTGCCACAGGACAGGGGGTCGATCAGCTGAGGCCCAAGCGGAAGGTTGCAGGCTATGCCCGCGTCTCCACTGATAGTGATGACCAATACGCATCCTACGAGGCGCAGGTGGACTATTACACGACCATGATCAAGGCCAATGCCGAGTGGGAGTTCGTCGGTATTTATACCGATGAGGGCATCAGTGGTACCAGTACCAACAGGCGCGAGGGGTTCAATCGAATGATCGCCGATGCGCTGGCGGGCAAGATCGATCTGATCGTTACCAAGAGCGTCAGCCGCTTCGCACGCAATACCGTGGACAGCCTGCAAACGATCCGCAAGCTCAAGGAACATAAGGTCGAGGTGTCATTTGAGAAGGAAGATATGCGAACCGCCCAAAATCCCTATAAATCATGGGGTTTCGGGCGGTTTTACTGTTGATTTGTAGCTTATTTGTCGCTTAATTCTACTTTGAAATACTGGAAGATACTCCATGATAAGCGACAAAATTTCAAAGGCTATATTGCTTAAGGCGATTACTTGTGGTATAATTTAATATGTGTTATTGGGCTTATTTTAGTCCACAATAGCATAGTTCATTCTTTAGGAGCCGCGTTATGCCAAAAGAAAAAGCACCCCGTAATAGAACGATTGATACCCCTATTTCGGAAGGGGCTAAATATATTGCACGCTGTATACATATTGATAGCCCTGTCAGCGACATAAGTACTATCCTTGATAGGACTGTACTTGGTGATACTTTTTCAGTCTGTCCTTTACTACCCAAAGAAAGCGTTGATCTCATAATCGCTGACCCTCCCTATAATCTGACCAAAACGTTTAACGGCAGCAAATTCGCAAAAAAGAAAACCGCAGACTATGAAGAATATACCCGGCAATGGCTTTCAATAGTTTATCCTCTGTTAAAACCCAATGGGTCAATCTATGTTTGCTGTGATTGGGAAACAAGCTTGATTATTGGCCGCATGTTGGGTGATTTCTTCAAAGTTAGAAGCCGGATTACTTGGCAGCGTGAAAAAGGCAGAGGTGCAAAAGCGAATTGGAAAAACGGAATGGAAGATATATGGTTTGCGACAAAAGGGGATACATATACATTTAATCTTGAAGCAGTAAAAATCAGGAAAAAGGTAATAGCACCTTATCGTGTGGATGGAAAACCCAAAGATTGGACTGAAACAGATAAGGGAAATTATCGGGATACATGCCCTTCCAACTTTTGGGATGATATAACCATTCCTTTTTGGTCAATGCCTGAAAATACAGCACATCCTACACAAAAATCGGAAAAGCTGTTTGCAAAAATAATGCTTGCCAGTTCTAATCCGGGTGATATAGTTTTTGACCCGTTTCTTGGGTCGGGTACTTCAAGCGTTGTGGCGCGTAAGCTACATCGCCATTATTTGGGAATTGAAATAGAAGAACAGTATTGTCTTTGGGCTGAACAGCGTCTTGAAATGGCTGTATCCGATACGGACATTCAAGGATATGTTGACGGTGTATTTTGGGAAAGGAATACACTTTCAGAACAAAATGTCGTCGCTGGAAAAGAGGAACAACCAATTTCTTTGCTTTCTCATGAAAGTACACCTACAGCATAGCAAATATCTTTAGCGTCATTGATGGAGGTCGGCAATGTATAATCGAATCGCTTTGCAGAATCTTATTTCTTTCATCTGTGACCGGGATGGAATTGCAGATAAGCACATCTTGACGAATATGGTACAGTCGGAATTTTCTTTGATAAAAGACCGTAGTGTCTTTTATTGTCGTGATTTTGCAATACGATTCTGTACCGCTAATAATCGTTCTTTCAGTAACACAGTTCTATCACTTTCCGCTTTACAGAAATACGATAGAATACCGTTTGTCGTTTGCCTTGTAACGCCGGAACAGAACTATCTTATGCTTGCTAATACTACGTTTTTAAGGAAAATAAGCCATTCATCGCAAGAGTTGCGGGTTGATAATATCAAGGGCAGTTTTAACGGCAGTGACATTATGCGTGAGTTTGAAGGCGTGGACAATGAGCCTGCAAATTTCGAGTATTTATTTACATCACACGAAAATTATACTTTCGCAGAGAATCTTGAAAGATTGGTTGAAGCAACAAACAATATTCAACCAACAGGAAAGCGATTCATGCCCACGGCACAACAAATATCTTGCATTATGCGGTCAGTTGAACGCGCACAGGATTTTCTGCGGTCTCCTGATTATGATGTTTTGAACGATGATTTACAGGCGCGTGTTAATGCAGTAGCTTCTGAAATCGCAATAGCGGCGTTTATTGACAATGTGAATTTACGTGGTCGAATAATCGAATACTTGATAACTTCTGCGGATGATTTACGAAATGTACTGATTGACGCACTTCATACAGGCAGGCCACTTCCAGAAATATATACCGCAGACGAATTAGGCGATTATGAACGGAATTTTGAAGATTTTGACACAGAAACAGATATAAAAACAAAAGTGCTGTTTTTGTCCAGCAATCCCAAAGGTTATAACATAGATAAACTGTTATCCTTTTTGGCCATGGAAAGAAGTGTATATCTGATTTATGTTGTTGCCATTGATGAGCATCGACATATTTCTACGCGCCTTTGTTCCATGTATAACCGCCAAATTCTTAATGGCACAAGGATTATTAGGCATTGGGCGGGAAGAAATTCAAGAGGTGTAACGCAGTATGATGGCAGCGCCCTTGAAAGCACAATCTTTGAATTCGATTGTTCAATCAATTCTTATGTAGCTGAGCAGTTCATTAGAACATGTATCGAAGCATAATTCTTCTGCTTGATATACAGAACAAGACAGAATATTGCAGCGATACACAAAGCAATTTTGACGCAGAATTGAACAAAACAACGGCGGGGGTTCATGCCCCTGCCGTGTCATTTTCTCATGCAGTACAGCGTTATATCCTGCTTGTACCCTTCAAAGGTGTCAATCCGGGTAACGTTGTACTTCACGCCGCCATACTCCACAAAACAAGCCGTTGTCAGGCCAGCGCGGTAATTGATGGTAAACAACACTTCTTCATCATACCTGTACGCCGCCGCCGCGAATATTTCCTTGCCGGATAACTGCCGGAAATACGCCCACACGTTCAAGGCCACGGGTTCAGTTACCTTTGTCGTGTAGCCGCTGCCGTTCGGGACATAGCTTTCCCGATAGATGTTTACTTTCTTGTCTTTCAGCTTCATAGCGGTTCCCCCTTATATCGCCGTCGTGTATTCCGTGTAATGCTCATACAGCCCAACATAGCAGTCAAGCAATGCCGCCGTGCCGTCTATGCGCTGTTTGGGCGATTGGTTCTTGATCGGAACAATATTGCCGTTCCTGTCCGTCTGTACGCCCGTATTGGTCAGACACCACTTTAGGACGGGATTGTTGTTGTAAATCACTTTATGCGCCTGCAAGTCCGCCCCTAACATCTGCATAGGCAGGGACAGGGTTTTTGCGCCTTGTATGCAGCGAACCATATTGAACCCCTGCATTTGCATTTCTTCCACGAAATAGCGGGCGGAATAGCTGTCATAGTACACCCATGCGGGGAAAAGGTCGTATTGCTTCACGGTTTCCACAAACCACGCCGTAACGTCTGAATAGTTGATACTGTTCCCCGCACACAGCCGCAACAGGCCACGGTCAATCCATTTGTCATAGGGTATTTTGTCCTGCTGCACGCGCTCCACCAGCCTGTCAGCGGGTAGCCAGTACATTTGAACGATATACTTTCTATCGTCCCCGCGCTTCATCAACAGCAGGCTTGCGGCGGTCAGGTCGGTTGTAATGGACAGGTCAACGCCGCCGATACAATACGCGCCCCGGAATTCTTCAAGGTCAAAGGTCGTTTCGTTGTTTATATCGTCAAAGGACAGCCACGCCGTTTTCACGGTTTCGCGGACATTGAATTCCTTGCACAGCACGCCGGACAGTTCGTTCCTGTTCTGCTTTGCCCGCTCCACTTTGGCGGTCAGGTCGTCCAGCTTCTTTATAGCCCCTAACGCCGGATTGGCTTTTATCCACGCCGCTGGGTCTGTCCATTCGCTGCGGTCGTCCAGTTCATACAGGACGGGCAGGAAATGCGGGTCAATTATAGCCCCGTCCGCCACGCCCGCCGCGTATAAATACATATCGTCAAAGATACATTCGCGGACGGTTCCGGCGGTCGTTATCATTATCATAAGCGGTTGCCGCCGCGCTGATTGGCTCTGCCGCATAACTTCATAAAGGTTCCTGTCCTTCACGCCGTGCAGTTCGTCCATAATGACGAATGAAGCGTTCAGCCCGTCCAGCGTGTCAGAATTGCGGGCAAGGGGCTGAAACTTTGCCATAGCGGGGGCATAGTATAAATCATTCTTGCGCTTGCGGAAATGCTTTGACAGCGCCGGGGACTGTTTAATCATATTGTGGGCTTCATCGAACAGCAAACGCGCCTGCGCGTATTTGGTCGCCGTGCTGTAAACCTCTGCGCCGCCCTCGCCGTCGCTTGTCAGCATATACAGCGCCAGCCCCGCCAGCAGGGTTGACTTGCCGTTCTTGCGCCCCACAAGGAAAAAGCTTTCCCTGTATTGCCTGCAAGCCGTGTCACGGTCTATAAAGCCGTACAGGGCTTGTATATAGGCTTTCTGAAACAGTTCAAGGGAAATACTCTGTCCTGCCCACTCGCCTTTAGAATGCTTGCAGAAACGTTCTATAAAGGCTATGGGACGGCTTGCCCGCTGTTCGTCAAAGATATATTGCCCGGACGTGTCAGCGGTCGCCGCCGCAAGGCGGGCGTATACCTGTTTCACCCGCCTTGAAGCAGCGATTTCCCCGGACTGTATCAGGCTGTTATATGCCGTGATATAGTTCATGCTGTGTCACGCTCCATTGAACGCCGCCAGTTCGTCCACGTCCGCGCCCGTCAGCTTTTCCAGTTCCGCGCACAGCTTCAAATACTGTTTCTGCACGGGCAGGAATACCCGGTGTGTTTGGTCAAGTAAAAAAGGATAAAAGGGGATGCGGACAAAAAGTTGGACAAGAATGGCGGTAAGAGGATGTATTCGAAAGAAGAGA